GTTTATAGGATTTACTAATGTAGCTAATGATCCAGATTTAAAAGGTAAAGCTATTTATTTAAACATAAATAATATAACTTCTGTTTTTAGTACAAATAAAAACACAACAATACTTCACAATGGAGTTACTGGTTGGGAAGTTCTTGAAACCTTAGAAGAAGTTTTAAAAAAAATAAAATAGTATTGACATTATTGCACCGCAACATTATATGCGTAGTCATGTGGACATATAACCAACACGAACAAGAATGGATAAGCAAATGATGTACGATTACAACAGCATTAAATCTTTTTGGACTAAGTTTTATAAAGACTGGGCAGAAGATGCTAAATCTTACCAAGAACAAGTAGCTGAATTTTGGAAAGATTTTTTTAAGCAAAATAAAAAATAATTTTATTGAACTGCAAACTAACTTTGCTATTAAGCAATTCTAACCTTAACCAATGGAGTTGTAATGAACAGTAAATTAGAAAAGTTGCTAGACCAACTAGACAACATTAAAGAAAAATTTGACGATAAGTTAGAAGAAGTCAAAAACTTTATCTATGACATGGAAGAAGCTGACGAAGCTGATGACTATGAAGACGAAGATGAAGAATGGGAAGACGACTCCGAAGACGAAGACAAAGAATAATTAACAAAGGAAGGCACAAAACAATGTGCTTATGGAAAGACTTAAAGATTTAATCATCAAGAACCATGAAGAAAAGAAAAAAGAACAAAGCAATAAAGTTCTTCTCAATAATAGAAAAGAAGTTGAGATCAATAAGAATGGTTCTGGCTATACCATTAAAGAAGGTACTAACAAAGATAAAATATTGGCTAACATTAAAATACCCACTAAAGCAATATGAAGATAGATATGAAGTGGATTATAGGAGTCTTAGGTACGATTCTAATGGGTTTATCTACATGGGTACTTGTAAGTGTAGTAGAATTAAAAGAAGATAGTTCTATGATCAAAGGAGAGTTGTTTCAAATCAATCAATCTTTTGGTAGAGTTTATAATTACATTAATAATAAAAAATAATATATGAAGTGCTACTGGTACTCACCAAACATCAAATGCTTTTTATTAGGGGGATGCAAATGTGTGAAAGATTCTATAGATTCTTGTTACGGAAAATTCTTACCATTGTCAGCAGACTGGAAAACAAAATATGGAGAGAGCTTTACGTTTGTAACAAAAGAAAGAAAAAATGAATATTGATTCCATAAAGGTTAGTATTAAAATCCATGAGGGGTTTCGCAATAGTATCTATGCAGATTCTCTTGGTAAAAAAACCATTGGTTATGGACATTTGATTACACCTAACGATACCTTTGAAGAAGGTGTAGAATATGACAAAGAAATACTAGAAGAAGTATTTGAGCAAGACTTTGATAATGCCAAGAAACAAATGGAATCGTTTTGTAGTGAATACAAATTAGATGTTCCTGATCAAATCAAAGGTGTTCTCATAGAAATGATTTTTCAGTTAGGTATAGGAACGGTTCATAAATTTAAAAAGTTTATTCAAGCATTACAAGAAAAGAATTGGGTTAATGCAGCTGATGAGATGATTGATTCCAGGTGGCATCAACAAACTCCAGATCGTTGCAAGACCCTAGCCAACAGAGTAAGGACAACATAATCATGTTAAATTTCATATTACCACTTATTAAGAACCCTATTACTAATTTAATTATATCTAAAACGATTGGTGCAATTGAACACAAATTAGAAAAAGATAAAATTATTAGAGCAAGAGAAATAGAAGCAAGCAAAGATGTATCTGTTCAACAAGTAGTTAGTTCCGAAAAATCTTGGAAAGATGAATGGATTACGATTGTCTATACATTAATTCTAGTTGCACACTTTGTGCCTTACACTCAACCTTTTATGGCAGCAGGTTGGGAATTATTAAAATCAGCTAATGATTTGTTTTGGTATTCATTACTAGCCATCATATCAGGTAGCTTTGGAATTAATGTTTTGGATAAATTTAAAAAATGAAATTTGCTTTAATTATATATATATGCTCCACCCTACATCAAGTATGTATGCCTGAAATCAAATCAGGGGAGTTCTTAGATATGTACGATTGTGGGGTTGCAGGATATGAAAAATCAACCGTTATACTAAAGAACATAGATAAAAAAGACTTTATTAAAGAACAATTGATTGTTAATTTTAGATGTGTGGAGATAAAGCATGATAACATATAGAGGTGAAAAATTTGCAGGTTATAACAAACCTAAACGAACACCAGGCAAATCTAAAAAGTCTGCGGTGTTGGCTAAGCAAGGAGATCAAGTTAGATTAGTTCGCTTTGGTGATCCTAACATGAAGATTAAAAAACATATCGCAGCTAGACGTAAATCTTTTAGAGCAAGACACAAATGTTCTGGGGAAACGAACAAGTTATCAGCTAGATATTGGAGTTGTAAGGCTTGGTAAAAAAGAAAAAGATAAAATCATTATTGATTGGTCTTTGCAGACATTGTAATAAACAGTTAATGAATACTGATTCTTTTGTTTCTTTTGCAGACAAAAAGTCAGCTCATTTTAATTGCTATAAAAAAGACACAGAACAACAACAGGAGAAATATTATGCCAATGGTAGGAAAGAAGAAGTTTTCTTATTCTAAAAAAGGAAAAGCTGCTGCTAAGAAGTATGCTAAGAAAACTGGAAAGAAAATGAAATCTAAATACTAGATTATCATGCTAACAACCAAGATTGCCAAACTTAGAGGAGAAATAATAGTGCCACTAACAACAAAAGGTAAAAAGATGATGAGTGCCATGAAGAAACAATATGGTGCTAAAAAAGCTAAACCTATATTCTATGCTACAGTTCGTAAGAAAAAACTAAAAGGCATGGAGAAAAAGAAAAAGAAATGAAATCCGGTTATCACAAAACTAAATCTGGAAAAATTGTTAAAAAAGGTCTTTGGTACAATATAAACCAAAGAAAAAAAAGGAACTTCCAGGAGTAAATCTAAATCAACTATTTCATCTAAGTCTTATGCAAAGATGAAAAAAGGTTTCAAATAGAATTGAGATTGGCTTTATAGCCAATTGGTCGTAGCTTAGTGCTATGGGTGGTGGTGGGAATCAATACAAGAGCTATCTAATAATCTTATGGGGTTATTGGGTAGCTCTTTTTTTATGCCTGTAATAAAGCATGAGGCGACAAGTCTAACAGGGGAGTAAAAACCTATCGCCTCACAACACACAACAACCAAATTGTTTTTACGATGTTTTATTAAACAGCATAGGAACATGACTACCTAATACTGTATCTTGAAAGACATCATATGAACTTTCAAAATTCTGTATTATCTTTCTAGGCAGAGTATTTACATCTGCATGAAAGAAAAAATCTATTGGCTTATCTAAAAGGTTGGCAATCTTTAACAGATTAGTAGAAGATATTTCTATCTTACCCTTTTCATATTTTTGTATGCATTGATGAGTAACACCAAGTTCTTTAGCTATAGCAGCTTGTGTCATTCTTTTTTCAAATCTTGCACTAGCTATCCTTTTACCCATGTCAAGTTTTAAGTTATCCATTTTATACATCCTTTCTTTTTGAGCAAACAATGCCTATAAGGTTTATGCAACCTTTGGTAGGTAAAGCAAAAAACTGTTTAAGTTGCTACAGTTTCTGCTGAGTTCGTCAAAGACTCAATTTTAAGTGTAAGCTCATGTTGTTTCGCTTGGCACTTTTGGAAAAGCCTTTTGTACTTCCATGCTTTACGAAGTTCTTCATTTTGCTTTTCCTTTAGAGTCTTGATGATTTTTGGATTTAGTTCCATCATCATTTGCCTCATTTAGTTTAGTCTTAGCTTTATCAAATTTTTGGCTAAGAACTGTTATCCTAGCATCCTTACTAGGCTTTTCACTCAAAGCTGCACTTTCTACATCTTTGAAGAAATCGGTAAATTTCACAGACATTGTGTAGTGAAATTCTTTCATAACTTTATTTTCCAAACTCATTAACTTTATATTCCCTGTTATATTGTAAATTCAATGTCAATGCAACTTGTTTTTGGTTCATTCTAATTTTTCTATGAGATGAATTTCCTTTGCTAATTAATCCTAAACGGAATAATTCCATAACAATGACACCTGCTCTTGCTCTTGTAAAACCTAGTTTTTTAGCTATTTCTGCAAGGGTTGGTGAGTATTCATGTTCTTTAATAAACTGTTTAATGTAGTTCAACACATCAAACTTAACTTTAGATAAATAAATATAATCTTTGCTATTCATGCTTTCCTTTTGGTTTAACAATTAAATTAGTTACACCTGATTCATTTTGATTATTTATGTCAAACCCTTTGCTCTTAATCTTTTCTAAATACTCAATACATTTCTCTATGTACTTTAATGACTTCTTCATATCCATTAAGCATTTATCTATATCCCTACCGCCTTTTTCTCCAAAACGAAATAAGTGTTTTGCAACACAACCTTTCATATAACCAACTACCTCACCAGGAGATAGTTGGCTTATGATAGCATCCCAAGTTTCTATACTTTTTTTATAGTGATTAGGATTATCGGATTCCATTAAAACGGTATTTCTTCGCTTTTAGGTTTGTTAGTTGGTTCTGATAAACGAACAGTAAAGTCAGGAGAATTTTCATTCTTCTTTTCTGTATTAATCCATGCAGCTGCTTGAACATTTTTGCCACCAACAGTTCCTCTACCTGTATAAGCAGGATCTCTGTCGTTTCTTCGCTTTTGATTTTTCCAAAGAGCTATGGAGTCTTGTTTTTTATCTTCCATGTTGGTTCATTTCCTTTTCTTGTTTGAGTGTTGTGTATCTGTTTTTAATCTTGTCAAATAATGTAGCATTAGAAAGTTTAATGTTTTCTAATTCTATTCTATATTCACCTAAGATTAATTCTTTTTGTTTTTCTAATGCGGTAGAACTTTTGGCATACTTAGCTGCTTGTTCTAACTTTTCTATTACATCATTAGCCACTTCGTCTTGATTAGAAGTTGGTTTGGTTTCTACAGATTTAAGAGGTACTACGGATTGTTGAGATACAAAGTCTTTCATTTCTTCATAAGTCGCTAATTCGTTTCCTGCAAAACCTGCAACTGCTAAGGCTCTACCAATAGACACCGAAGCAACTTTTTCATACTCCTTGTCTTTCTTCATGGTTTGTTTGGCTTGACCTGTTGCAATTAGTTTTCCATCTAAATATATTTTAGTATGAAATTCTGCTAATCCATCTGGATAGCTTGTTGTTGTTTCAATACATATACGTTCACCAAAAGTTTGACGAACAAAATTTAAACGATCTACTACCTTTAAATAAGATTGCTGACCTTTAATTTGTATATGCTGATCTTTTGTTTGTTCTACAAATCTAGTTATAGCCGATTGTAGTGTTGCTTCACTCATTTTATCCTCCATATTCTGTAACCCTGAACCGTAGCTCCAAGTACATATTTGTTATCTTCTCTTGCAAGGAATGGTAATTGTATTCTCTTGTAAGAACCCTTTCCGTATTTTCTTCTAATAAAAGTTCCAAGCCTGTTAGATGCGTTTTCACAATCCTTTACAGCAGTTACTATATCTGCTTTGCAAGGTTCGTCTTTATTAGTAAGAAAATCATAAACATAAAAT